CTGGATTCCACGGCCTCAACGGTAGGCCCAACGACTATGTCGACCCTTCCGGCAAGTTGTGGAAGGAGTGCTTTGCTGCTTCTGGGGCCAGACTCACTGGTTATGAGTGTTACGTTGAGGAATGCACACGCCTTGACCTTCCGTTCGCGCCCGCCACTGAGCCCGTTTGGAAGCGCAAGGACGTTCCAGACCGAAAGCTTGAGGATGCTTACAATGAGTACCCCAGGACAACGTTCTCCCTCTTTGCTGAGGGCACTTCTTTGCCTGATTACATCGGCCATCCCAAGGAGCCCTGCAGCCGCGACGTTCCCCCCGGCCTTTACAGGGAGCGTGTTCTCTCCAAGATCCTCAACGAAATCTACAACGGTTTCGACCAGGATAAGTCATCCGGCTGGTCAGGCAACTACGTCACCGGCCCAAAGGGCAGCTGGCTGAACAAGGACTCTACCAGAGAGCTTCTCACTCGCATCGTTGTTGAGCGCTTTCTCCTTCGCTTTTTCGCCGCGCCCATCCTTGGTGAGATCAGGCCCCTTGAGGCCGTCTTCCACGGCCTGAAGGACCCTTCAGTAGTGTTCACGAAGAATGAGGCGCACAGCGCTGCCAAGGCTGCCAAGAAGGCTTGGAGACAGATTTGGACATCCTCTCTCGTCGACGCCACTGTCCAGAGCCTCTGCCACAAGACTCAGAACAAAGCTGACATCTTCTCCTACGCTACTGGTGCGTTGCACTCTCAGTGCATTGGCATCGGCCATCACGATGATGGAATTGAGCGCTTCGGGGAGACCATCGACAAGCTTGTTGAGCGGACCGGTGGTGGCGACGTCCTTGTCAAGGACCGAGACGCTTCAGGCTGGGACCTTAGCGTTTGCCGAGATGCAATCATGATTGATGCTGAGCGGCGAATTCACGTCTCTGGGACCCTCCAGGAGTGGACTGATCCTTGCCACCCTGACTCTGACACCACGTTCGACGGATTCAAGCACCCCTTCCCCATCTTGCCACCTGGCAGTTGCGGTCGTG